AAGGAAGAGAAACAACGGTTAGTGGCCAACTACCTCTAGTCAAAGCTTCTCAAGAACAAGGTGTTACTTTTTTTTCAGATATTTTAGGTGGGGAATTATATGTTCCTAAAGAAAATTATAAACAATTGTTGGATACTTCTAATGCTTTAGAGGCAACAGAAATATTTGATGAAAAGAGAATAGGTAATTTTGAAAATCACATTTACACGAGCATACCAGTTTTTAAGGAGGCTCAAATAGCAACTGCTGAGGCAATATCTAAGACTCTTCCTAAAGGAGGAACTATTATTGATATTGGAGGAACCGAAGGTGGTTTTGTCAATACAATAGCAGAGCTTAATCCTAGTATTGAAGGTATCGTTTTAGATCCTAATCCCAAGGCTGAAGAATCTTTTTTACAACAAAAATTACCCAACACAGAATTTATTCTTGAAGCGTTTACAACTAATCCTGAAGAGTTCGGTAAATACGCTTTTACAGAAAAAGGAGTTGATGTAGATTATTTTGATCCTAAAGATATTCCAGATAATTCTGTTGATGCTTTTTCGGAGAAAATGGTATTTCAATTTATTGATAACGAGAGAGCTTCTAAAATTAAATTGATTGCTGACAAACTAACAGATACTGGCTTTGCTGTCTTTGAAGAAAAATTTTTTACATCGAAACAAGATCCTGTGTGGAATGCCAATGAGGCAAAGAAGAATGAATTTAAGTCTCAGTATTATGATCCTGAACAAATGACTGAAAAAGAAGAGATTGTTTTAACAGGTATGAATGAGAGACAGGTGACTTCTGAATCTTTTGAAAAGATACTAATGAATAACTTTAATAATGTAGTTCAGTATTGGGATTCAGGAAACTTTGGAGGATATGTTGTATCTGACAGCGCAGATACAATTACAAAATTTTTAGATAATATGGTGGATCTTAACAGTGACTTTTCTAATGTGGAAACTCCTAGATTTGTGACACCTAAAATAAGCAAAAAGAAAAAAGGAGGACCTATATCGATACCAAAAATAGACATGTTGTAAATGGTCGATTAGGTGATATAAATTAAATTATGGCAGATAATATTGATAAGTCTCTAGACCTAGGTGGTAAACCTGAACTTGAAATCATTAAATCAGATACTTCCGTCGAGATTGACGGTCAACCTATTCCTACTCCTGAAGGATTAGAAATTGAAATGGATGAAGACGGAGGAGCAACACTTGATTTTGATCCAATGTCCGAGATTCCTGAAGAAGTAGAATTTTATTCTAACTTAGCTGAAGTCATGGATGAAGGAGATCTAGATCAACTATCCGATGAATTATTAAGTGAATTAGAAAACGATCGTTCTTCTAGAAAAGATTGGGAAGATTCTTATATCAAAGGTTTAGATTTATTAGGAACTAAGTACGAAGAAAGAACAAGACCTTTTCAAGGAGCTAGTGGTGTCACTCATCCTTTGTTAGCTGAAAGTGCTACACAGTTTCAAGCAACAGCTTTTAAAGAGCTCTTACCAGCGAACGGTCCTGTTCGCACAGCAGTCATGGGAGAAGAGACTCCTGAAAAATATTCTCAGTCACAACGTGTTCAAGAATTTATGAACTATCAATTGATGAACAAAATGGAAGACTACACTCCTGAGTTCGATCAAATGTTATTTTATTTACCTCTCGCAGGTTCGACATTTAAAAAAGTTTACTATGATGAATTGTTAGATCGAGCTGTCTCAAAGTTTGTTCCAGCAGAGGACTTAGTCGTCAACTATATGGCTAGTGATTTAGACTCTTGTGAAAGAATTACTCAAATCATTAACATGAGTTATAATGATTTTAGAAAAAAACAAGTTTCAGGTTTTTACAAAGACGTAGAAATTGTTCCTGGGGAAACAAGTCCTTCAGAAGTCAAAAAAAAATACGATCAAATGGAAGGTATCAAGCCTTCCTATATGGACAAGTCAATTAGACTTTATGAGTTTCATGTATCTTTAGATTTAGAAGGTTTTGAAGATAAAGGCATGGATGATGAGCCCACAGGAATTAAAATACCTTACATCGTAACCATTGAGGATGGCTCAGGTAAGGTAGTAGGTATTCGAAGAAACTATGAAAAAAGTGACGAAAAAAAATTAAAGAAAAGATATTTTGTTCACTACAAGTTTTTACCTGGTTTAGGTTTTTATGGACTAGGTTTAATACATTTGATAGGCGCTTTATCAAGAGCAGCAACACAAATGTTACGACAGTTAATAGACGCAGGTACATTAGCAAATTTACCAGCAGGATTTAAGTCAAGAGGACTTAAAATTAGAGACGACGCAGAGCCAATTCAACCAGGAGAATTTAGGGATATTGATGCACCTAATGGTGATTTACGAAATGCTCTCATGCCATTACCTTATAAAGAACCCTCTCAAACTTTATACTCTCTTCTAGGATTTGTTGTTCAGTCAGGACAGAGATTTGCAGCCATAACTGATTTACAGGTTGGTGATGCTAATCAAAATGCTCCAGTGGGAACAACAATGGCATTATTAGAGAGGGGCTCAAAAGTTATGTCAGGCATCCATAAGAGATGTCATTATTCTCAGAAAAAAGAATTCAAACTATTGTTTGATGTTTTCTCCGATTACTTACCTGAAACATATCCGTATTCTGTCGAAGGTGCAGATAGAACTATTAAAGCTGAAGATTTCAGTGATCGTGTAGATGTTCTTCCTGTTTCTGATCCTAACATATTTTCTACAACTCAAAGAGTAACCTTAGCTCAAACTGAATTACAATTAGCACAAAGTGCTCCTGATATTCACAATATCAAAGAAGCTTATAGGAGAATGTATGAAGCCTTAGGAGTCAAGGACATTGATCAAATTTTAAGAAAAGATTCTCCAACTGCTCCTAAAGATCCAGCCACGGAGCACTCTGATTTATTAGATGGTAATTTATTAAAAGCTTACGATGCACAGGACCATGATGCACATATACAGAATCATTTAATCTTTGGAACTAATCAAATGGTTTTAGGTAATCCTCCAATGGCAATGAAATTACAAAAACATGTTTTAGAACATATTTCTCTCAAAGCAAAAGAACAAGCTCAGTTCTTGGCAATGCAACAACCTATCGACGATATGGCCTCTGTTGTAGCTAAGTTAGAGGCTCAGTTTATGGCAGAGATAAAACAATTATCAGCACAACTCAGTGGCCAAGGTAAACCTGATCCTGTAATACAGTTAAAACAACAAGAGTTAGCACAAGACGCACAAAAAGATCAAATAGATGCGCAAGTGGATCAAGCAAAGCTACAATTAGATGCTGAAAGATTGAAACAAAGAACAGCGATTGATCAAGCAAGAATACAAAAAGATTACGATATTGCAGATAGACGTGCCGAAGTTCAGTATGATAAAATGACTACTCAAACTTTGAATCAAGCGAGAAAAGATGCCTCTAACAAAAAAGGGTAGCAAAATAAAAAAATCCATGGAAAAGACATATGGAAAGAAAAAAGGAGAGCAAGTATTTTACGCTTCTAAGAACAAAGGTACAATAAAGAAAGTAGAAAAGAAAAATGGAAAGTAAGTTAAAAGCAAAGTATATTGTAGATATTATGGATGAAACAACAAAAAGAAGAGTTCAAAAAATTATTGATAGCACAAGAGATTTTGTTCAAGAACAGGCTGAACAAGGTATTGATTTAATAGAGTTAGCTCAGGTTATGCTTTCAATGAGTCGAGAAGCTATGGTTGACGTTTATGGTGAAGTGGTGGCAGATAGTTATATTAAACAACAAATTAGTTATTTGAAAAATCCTGAAAATAGTCTAACATTACACTAATGACTAAACGATTAACAAAAACAGTTCCTCCAAAAAAAGGACCTAAGTCACAAGGTATGGATATTCCTTATGGAAAAATAGTACCAGTTGGCACTGTCCCTGAGGATAAAAAGCGTAAACGTGGCTATGGAATAGCATCAAAAGGACTTAAATTCGAAGGAGTATTCTAATGCAAAAATGGATTAAAGACCTTTGGGAACAACACCCAAAGAAAAAATGGCTCATAATCGGTGTAGTAATCGGTTGGGTAATCGCTCAATATATCTAATCAATGTTATCTAAAATATTAGGTGGATCTTTAGTAGACACTGTCGGTAAAGTTATTGACAGTGTTCACACTTCAGAAGAAGAAAAAGGTCAAATCAAAATAAAATTACAACAATTAGAAAACGACATTAATTCCAAACAAATGGATATCAACTTAGCTGACGCTAAGTCCACTGCCACTGGTATTGGTGGTATCATGCAACGGTCGTGGCGCCCCCTCATCGGGATGTCCTGTGCT